TCCCGGATGCGCTTAGTGTCGATGCGATGAGTTTCCACCGTTACCCACCGAACTGCTTCTCGCCCATTGACCAAGCCAATCTCTGATCTGCCCATTGCAGCTTTCACCTGTTCGGATGCCAAGTCTGCCTTCTCTGACCATTCCTTGACCTTGGCTTTGGCTTCAATGTATGCGTTCAGGAATACTTGCGCTTCCTGATCCAGATCGACCATCTCCATGTTGATTTCCGTTGACATTTCCCCTGATTCCTTTCCTAATAGTAAGAGTGCTTCTGCCAGAAAGATTTGGCAGCGCAAGCGCCGTCAGATCCATAATGGCGCGAAATGTAGGCAATCGATGCGACCACCTGAGCAATTGGATCGGCTGAATGCTTCAAGCCAATCGTCTTATATGTCGAGTCCAAGAGTTGTCCAACGCCTTTAGCAGTTGAAGTGGGATTCTTCGCTGTGGAATCCATCCGGCTCTCTTTGTTGAAGATCCAGAGCAAGCAATTCGCTTGGCGTTTCTCCATCAATTCATTGACGAAGATTGTTACCTTCTGCGGATCACTGCCGACAATTGCAACGGGCATCTTGACGATCTTGACAGTTTCAATGATTTGCACTTGCTTCGTCAATCCATGAGTGATGTTGATCATTAGAGCAAGCGCCACAATTGCAGCGCTGAGAGTGATGGTGATGGTTTTCTTGTTCATTGAGCAATCCTTTCTTTCTGGCTCTATCAAGTGTTCTTTCAATTGATGCTAGTTGCACATTCAAGATGCGAGCCACATCGCGCTTTCCATAGCCTTGGGATAGAAGACTTTGAATTTCTTTCAACCTATGAGATCCAACCTCCTTCTTGGAGAGTGCGTATCTTTCATCTGGCGTGGTTCCACCCCAGAATCCGTTCTCCTCTCGATTATTCATTGCAAATTTTTTGCATGGATCTTGATGAAGGCATGAGCCACATATCTGGCGCAAGCGTTGAATCCTCTCTTCCAGCTCCACTTGGGAGACTGGGAAGAAGAAATCTGGATCCTCGCCCACGCACTGAGCCTGTGGAAATGATGGCGTGTTGAGCAGGGAAAGAAGAGTCATCTTGGATCTCCGTATCCTGCATCTCTGAGCAGATTGATCATCTCTTGCATCGGCAAGATTCCCCACCACTGTCCAACTTTGTTGGGAGTAATTCCAACGCCATTGGGCTTGACCACCAAGATGCCAAAGTCTGCTTTGGCGTTCTTCGTTTCAATTTCTGTCTCTTTGAGCCATGCTGGGATTTTGTAGCTTCTTTGACTTTTGACCTCCATGCAAAGAGCAGGAATTCCAGTGATGTCTCCAAGATCCTCACCGGATGAACCACCGCCCAGCGCTCGCCTCTCTGCATTGGGGAACCCCTGCCCCTGCAAGAATCTGACGAGCGCTGTTTCCGCAGCAGTCCCCTTCTGCTTTGCTTTTGACATTATTTGCGACTTTGGTGAATGTGTTCGTGGAGTTCGTCAATCTCACGATATGCAGAAATCAAATCCGATTCCAGCTCTTCAATGGATGCAGTAGCGCGATCCCATTCGATGAATCCTCCAATGAGGAATCCAATGATGCCTCCAAGGATTATCGAAAGAATAAAAACTTGGAATAACATTACTTTTCCCCTTTCTTTGAAGTATCGAATGCGTTGCGAAAGTTGTGCCACTCCTTGACTTCTTGGAATTCTTCGTGACGGTTCAGAAATCCATCAAGCAAAAGAAGGAAGCCAAAGATTGCGACTGTGGCAATGATGGCGAGAATCATGGAAGTAGTCATCAAAATTCCTCATTACAGATGACTAGATATGGATCCAGATTTTCAGCATTGTCTATCAGGATTTGAAAGCTGGCGTTGATAGATTCAAGATAAGAACGAAAGATCATGACGGTTGCCCAATCTGGAAGCCAATAGGCTTTGGCAAGTGTGAAATCCACTTGCTGACCTTTGACATCTTCAAAGCGTTCAAATTGTTCTTCCCAATCCTGATCCCAGTCCATGCTGACTGAGTAAAGGAAATAAAGATCCTCGCGGATGATGTTGAGTGGTAGTGCCATTATGCACCACACTTGATGCAGATGGTTTTGGCTAGACGATGCTCAAGGATTGCCTTATGAAATTCACCTTGAGTTTTGATGCCATGATCGGCAACGAATTTGAGATTATCAGCCACGATTTCTTGTGGGCTTTTGCGTGTTGTGGTTGTCATATTACTTCACCCCTAGAACTGCGAGTGACTTCTTGAATTCGAGAGCGAGCTTGCGTGTTCTGAATAAATCTTCCCGACCACCTGAGCCTTGAACTGCCCAGCGAAATTTACGCACATTGAATGAATTGCTGTCGTACTTTGGTGCTTCTTTTGTGAGATCGACTATTTTCAACATTCTTGCTCCTTGGCTTAGTGAAGGAATCTTGTTCCTTCGAGTAGTTGGAGCATACACCTGATAAGTCAAGTTGCAACACCTTTTTTCATGTTTTTGACCAGTCAAAAAAAATAACCCTCACAACCACCATTTCAGTGATTGTGAGGGTTTCGGATGCTGGCGAGCGCCTGACGAGCGCTACAAGCCAGCGAAAGCTCTCTCTATACCTTCAAGAAGGCTGATTCTGGGAGTATAGAAGGATTTCATAAGCGTTGGATCTCCAACCCTGCAATGAACCCCAGAAGGTTCAGATGGCAGATGTTGAAAGGTTGGCTCATAACCAGCAACTTGCGCCATCATCTTTGCCAATTCATTGAAAGATGTTCCAACGCCAGTGCAAAGATTCGCCACTTCAATCTCTGCATCGCATCCTGCAATTGCTCCATCGACCACATCATCAATGTGGATGAAATCTCGAACTTGCTCACCACTTCCCCAGATGTGAAATGGATCTGCCTTGCGCTTTGCCCGATCAATGAATGATGGGAATGGATAGTCAAAGTCTTGATCTGATCCATATCCAGAGAAGGGTCTGAAGATGTGAACTTTCAATCCTGCTTCTCTGGCGTGACTAGCAAGCATCTCACCTGTCAACTTTGCCCATCCATAGGAGAGATCAGGATTGGCGATTCGATTGAGATCAATATCTGTTTCCTTCAATGGTGGAAGAATTGTGTGAGTTTGCAAGTCGATTGGATATGCAGCCGATGATGAGAAGTATGTGATGCATCCGGGCTTTGTTCTCATCGCCCAACTGAACATTTCAGCATCAATCGAGAGATCAACTGCCAAAGCAAGTGGAGATCCTTCGATCATCTTGCGACCACCGACAACTGCGGCAAGATGAATCACCTTGTCAAAATGAGTCTCATCTTTGCGAAAGAAGTCTCTGGCATCTGTGCCATTGAGGAGATCAATTCCCCAGAGTTCATGACCTTCACTTTTCAACTTGCTCCAGAAGTGTCTGCCAACGAAGCCTTCATTGCCAGTGATAAGGATTTTCATCGAAGCGACTCTAAGAGCTTGTGATACTCCCTGCTTGCAATGTAATTGGTGAAGGCAGCGAGATCGGCTGAATATATTTCAGGAGCATTGACATCCAGATAACCTTGATCCATCTTCGCTTTGCCAGCGATTGGATGCATGTGTTCAAGGATGACTTCTGGGATGAATTTCAACTTCCCAAGATCCTTGCCCAGCTTCATCCAGAAATTGTCCAAATAAAGATGAGTCATATTGGGAGGAACCATCCCATGAAGCGCCCGGACAATATCGCCAGTCATGCAGATGGCAGTGGCTAGATTCTCCCCTTGGATCAAGTCATTTCCATAGACCAATCCAGTCCCCATCTCGTGGAGAGCTTCAATGAAGATGAGATCCCAGTTCTTTGTTCTCGCCCTGTGGTCATCGCCAAGGAATGCAAAGTGATGATACTTATTGCGAAAATGATAGGCGGCGGCGTTGAGTGGCTTCGCCATTCCTCGACCATCTTTGGCAACCATGAAGATGTCACAATCTAAATCTAGATAGGCATCCATCTGTGGTTCATCATCATCAACAATAACGATGAGATCCGCTTCAGTCTCAGTCTCATCAAGTGAATCAATAAGTGAAGCAATGTTCTCTGGGCGATTCCGCGATGGAACCAAGATCACCATTTCTCTCATCTTTTCTCCTTCTTCACTATCTCTCCAGCAATTGCCAGATATGCCGCGCCATCAATGAATGAATCCTCAAGTGGGTTGAAGGCTAACCTTGCCAGCTTCATCCCTGCCATGCAGAGAGCGACTTGATATGGCTCAACTTCAATGCCAAGGATGACTGACCAAATCTTTGCAATTCTCTGATGATTTTCCAGCGGATCACCATTCTGCTCATTTCGATCATGCATGGTCAAATCAATTGCTGTTTGCAGGATCTCTTCTCGGTTCATAACTCTTCATCTCTTCCATTGGATTCAGTTGAGATGGATCAAGTTGGAGATTGCGAACTTCGCGCCCGACTTCTCCAGTCATGATTGAGGACATCCCTTCAAAGATGCCAACTTCATTCCATCCCCTGAAAGTTGCTTGTGGAGTTTCGGATTCTACCCCATCAACTGTAAGCCAGAAGATCAGATCAGCCTTCCTCTTGACAGATTCAATTTGAGTCTCGCTTATGCATCGACCCCACTTCTGCCAGTATTGCTCCGACCAAGTTTTCACTTCAATTCTTGCCAGAGTGGTGAAGATGTCGGCTTCCCGATCTTTGCTGGAATCTAGGAATGTGGGAGATGGATTGAACCCGTTATCTTTCAGCCAGATGAATGCAGCAAATTCGCCAAGATGACCAACGAGATGGGAGTTCGCAGTGTTTCGATAATGTCCGAAATTGTTGCGATATTTCTCAAAGGTAATCTTGGCGAGAATAGATGCTGCTTGCTTGGTTTCAGAGCTGAGGATGAAGCTCTGATCCTTCAAGGTTATCCCTTGGATTTTTTCTGCTTTGCCAATTCTGCATCAATTTCAGTTTGAGCGACTTTGACAAGATTGACAGTGAATTCATCCTTGGGATTTGCATGACGAAGGATGACAGGAAGAACGCCAGAGAAAAAGGAGAGGATCTTGATGCTCAGACTTGCATTCATTGCAAAAGCTGTTGATGCAATAGGGAGAGTCAAAGTTGCATAAGTGAGAAGGAGTGATTGAAGTTTCTTGGAATCAATCGTCATTTTGCCTTGCTTTCTGTGAGTGTTGCCCAAGCTGGTCGAGCGATTGCATGGATGGTCTTGCCTAAATAGCGCTTGCGCTGGTATGTGCCGCCTCCGTTTTGTTGGCTTGCTCCAACTGCACCCTCTGGGCTGGTATTGCCTTCTATAGTGAGAAGGAAGCCTTGCGCGGCATGATTCTCGGCAACGATCCCGACATGATCTGCAATGCCTTTCTGATCCCAATCAAAGAAGATGATGTCCCCGGACTGAGCTGACTTTGGATCCACCAATTGATTCTTATCTTTGAAATATTTCACGCCACTTGGACAATAAATGAAGCCAGCAGAGTTGGTTGCAGCTATCAAAGAGGAAGCCTTGATCTGCCCAAAGCACCACGAGACGAAGCAAGCGCACCAAGGCTGACCTTGAAGGCTCTGCCCGGTCTTCGCTTTCCACCAATCCCAAAATTCAACGATGTTCCCTGATTTCCCATCAGCGCC